AGATACAGAATCGGATTCCAGATCTAATGGATGTAATTCTTCATCATTTTCAAATGGAGGTGTAATAATCTCATTATACAGTTCTTCAGGCATGTCATCATTTACAACAATCTTTGCACGTTTTTCGGCTATTCCATCCCAAAACCATCTGCAGTTACGATAGGTATCATATTCATTTGAAATATTAAATTTATATTTCTTACTAACTCCTGTAAATGACCCATAAAATAAAACACAATGTGGTGTCAGGTCCATTTCACGAAAACGACTCAGAACAAAATTAAGTAAGTAATCAATATATGCTTGGTTATTCTGACTATGTACTTTTTGAATAATCTCTTTCCATTGATCAGTGGGTTGTGGAAGAAATGGATGAATCGGCGCTACATACTTTTTACGAAGTACATCCATTGGATTTAATAAATGAATAATTTTCGTATAGACTTCACATGGCTCTTGTTCTTTCGTAATGTGATTGATTCGTGTTGCTTTCCAGAAATTGGGTTTATGTTCATTGTGCCATTCGCTAATTTGGTAAGTAGATGGAAGTTCTAGATTTAATTTGGATTGAATTTCTTCAGGATGAGGAAAGAATTCCAACATAGGGTTATAGCGTTGAATATTATCCAATGTATGAAAAGATAATCTATCATTTTCAGAAATCGTACATTCTCTGCATGCTTCTTTCTTAATAGACTTTACAACAGATAGCATCTTCTTCATTCGTAGAGTTATGTGTTGAAAAGAGTACGCATATGAAATATATTCTGTAATAGAATGGCACAGGGTGGTGTAAATGTAAATCTCCGGAAGTTTGTAATGAAATCAATTCCACAAGACGCAGTTGCTGTTTTTATTGGCCGCCGTCGCACTGGTAAATCCACTCTGGTGCGTGATCTACTCTTTCATCATCAAGAATTGCCGCTAGGATGTGTTATTTCAGGGACAGAAGAGTCAAACGGATTCTTTAAAAAGATTGTACCGCCCATGTTTATTCATGGCGAATACAGTGCTATTATTTTATCCAATTTCGTAAAACGACAGAAATTAGTCATGGCTCGTATCCAACAAGATGAAGGTCGTGGAATGAAATCCAATATTGATCCTCGTGCTTTCCTTATTTTGGACGATTGTATGTACGATGATTCATGGACTCATGATAAGAATATTCGCTATTTATTTATGAATGGTCGCTGGCTCAAAGTGTTTTTTATTATTACGATGCAGTTTCCTCTTGGTATTCAACCTGCTCTTCGTACCAACATTGATTATGTCTTTATTCTGAGAGAACCTTATCTGAACAATCGTCGTCGTCTCTTTGAAAATTATGGATCTGCTTTTCCATCCTTTGAGTTTTTCTGTCAAATGATGGATCAATGTACACAGAATTATGAATGCCTGGTCATTAATAATAATACACAGAGTAACAAACTGGAAGATACGATTTATTGGTACAAAGCAGAAGTTCATGGAGAATTCAAGATGGGTGCTCCTGAGTTATGGCGTCAATCTGAGATGATCTCACGTGTTAAAGAAGAAGATGAGATTAACAATTTTGACCCGAGGGCAAATACTAAACTACGTGGCCCCGCCATTAATGTTCAGAAGAAATATTAGATGCGAGGTCGATGTTTAATATATATCGGTATTGTATTGATTATATTGATCGGTGTACTTTATGTACAAAACAGTGAAGGATTTGAAGATGCTGTACCTTCATATTGTGGTTCTGCTGGATATGCACCGAGTCCTGCTTTACTTAAAATATATGGAATGAAAGAAAAAGATGCAGGTAGATCATATACAGAAAGCGAATGTGCTAAAATAGAAGGTTCTAAATTTAGTGCTGGATCTTGTACAGTTGTAAAAGATGGTAAAACAATAGATTGTGGTATACCATGCAAGGGGCTTAATAAAATACCAAGTTCACCTCCAGAAGAATGTTTGGTTGATGAAAAATTACTAGGAATTACGAATAAAGAATTTAAACTAAAAGGTGATAAAGTAATAACTTTTCCTGAAAATACTATACGATTATATACAGCGAAAGAATGTGATTCATTAAATGGAAAACATGATGTATCACTCTTAACTGTAATGAGTGATACAGACAGAAAAGAATTTATAACAAATCATGGAAAAGGATATGGTTTTTGTATGGGTGATAATAATATGTGGTATTCATACATGTGTTATTCAGAACCCCCATCTGTAACAGATGTTAAAAATAAAATAACTAGTTTATTTTCGTAATTAAGTGATAGATGAATACAATTCTGCGACAATATCTTCATTCAACAAAAGATGACTGGAATTACATAACACCTCTTGATTTTATAATGAATATTATATGAAAAAAGAATATATGTTGATTGATTTACGTGATAAAAAATCATTTCATTCAATGCATATTAAAGGTGCGAAGAATATATTTTGGCTAGATATATTTGATGAAAAAAATCTTAAAAAAATACCAAAAAATAAACAGATATTTTTAATATGTTATGTTGGACATACAAGTAGTCAGATTCTAACATTATTAAAACTAGCAGGGTATAATGTAACTGCAATTAAATATGGATATGGTATTTCACCTGTTAAAGGTGTACCTGTTGCAGGATGGTTAGCATATGGATTTCCAGTGATTCATAATTAAATATAAAATACTACTAGAATGCGTTTAAAACAACTCATTGTAATCGTACTTATCATTATTATTTTATATGTTACATGCGTAAAAAAGATGGAAGGATTTGTGGATGCAGGTCGGTGTGGTGTAGATTTACCGCGATGCGCTGATGGACTACGGTGTATGAATGGGTATTGTAAATCAGATGTTGCCCCTGTTCTTCCTTATTTTTCTGATCTACCCATTACTCCAGATCGTTATTAGATTTGGTCATTAATAAAAACCTCTGTATTTGCTAGAAAATGAATAACTCAAAGGCAATGGGACTTGGAGCAATGCTTCTTTTTTTAGTAGTGGCCATTGTTGTTTTACCGATGGTTGTGCGTTATATTGATAAAATGGAACCGCATTATGTATCAGGATTTCAGAATATGGTTCAAAATGTAAATGTACCTGTAGGCAATGATTCATATCGTCCTGACTCCAATACAGATTACATATGCCGATCGCCGAATGGAAGCGGTAAGCCATGTGATGAAGGGACATTCTGTGATGGAGCTACGCAACAATGCGTAAAGAGCTATGTTGGAGGTGCTCCTGATGTAGGATACTTTTCTTAAACAATTATAATTTTCTATATACATAAATACTGGATGATCTTTCCCATGTCATAGGAATATGATATTCTTTCCTATGAAATGCACTATGAAACGGTAATTCAATAGAACATGCAATAAGTGTATCTTTTTTCACTTCCTGTTCTATTTTTTTAGCAAGTTGTTTATTCAATTGATCTGAAAAACACAGATTAGATATAAATACCCAAGAAGCATCTTTTATAGAATAATCAAACATTGATCCACATATAAATTCAATACGTGACTGTACAGACTTTTTTAGGGCATGATATACTTTCATCGCTTTATCATGACGTTCTTTTACTAATTCAATCCCTTTTGATTTCATATTTGGTATTAATTCTGTTATTAATACCACCATCTTTCCAATACCCGATCCTAAATCATAAAATACCTTTGGTTCTTTCGGAGAATTAATATCTTCTTTTTGATAAATCTCAATCAATCGTTCTATTCCTTTTAATGTAATTTCACCATATGTTGTTGCATATTTGGGATCATAGGATGATTCAAGACCATATCCATTTAATCCCTTATATATTTTTTTGACTCTTTTACGTGTTGCATTCTTTTTAGCATACATCTATAATAAATGTATATTTTACCCCTTTTACAAATGTAATCTATCTTTGGATATTTAACGAGTTCTTAAATGTCCAAATATATAATGTACATAATGGCTATATATATAAATGTATACGCCGATTTAATTCTTCAAGTTTTTGCTTAAGTTGTGTTTGAGTTGTAAATAATATATATGTAATAATAATACCACCTGATAATTCTTTTAATATAGAATATTTAAAACCATACATACCATCCAAAAAGAATGGTACCTGTTTAATACCGATTCTCATAAAATAAAATAATACTGCAATGATTCCAAAAATACATCCAATTTCTAAGACCAACATAAGAAATGATTTCTTTTTAGGATCTTCTTTAGATATAATTTTCTCTAAAAAGACAGATAATCCTGTTCCAAATATAAAATATAAAAGAGATACAAAAAAAATAGATAATATTTTTACTATATAAAATCCAAGCATCTACTATACTGTACATTTACTCTTTTGACTCAACCTTTTCAATCGTAGATTTACGCTGAAGTGCCAAATCGCCCTGTGAACTAAACATATCGCTAAATGCAGCCGATGCTGTCAAGGCTGATCCTGGTGCAGTAGGTTTAGCACCTTTGGTCCGCTCCTCAAAGAACTTCTCACGAGAATCCTCATTTTCCTTGTACTTCTTCATCAGTGTATTCAACTGATCATTGTTATACTCCTGATCTTTGACCTCATTCGGGCTTGGATCCCACGGCGTCCATTTACCAACCTCACCCATAAAAATATTATGATACTTATCTTTCGTCTGAAGTTTCTTTGCTTTCAACTCTGCTTCTTTCGTATTGCCATATACACCCCGAATCTTTACACCACGCATGGAAGTACGAAACTCATTTAATTCATAAAATTCTTCTTCCAACTTCAATTTATGTTTAAACATAAATTCATCATATGCCTCTGAAATGGTCGTCTTTGTAATAGAATCCTGATTAGTTTTAACAAATTCTGTATAATTCGTTAGAATTGACTGAACCGATAAACGATTTTTACGGCAAATGGCAGCCGCATCAAGTTGATCAGCTTTCTCTAGCACACTTGCTTTTTCATCCAGTTCATCATTTACATGTTTTACAGTATCAATTAGAAATTTCTCCAAATTCTTAACCTTCCAATCAACTTCATAGGATTCTACAAACTTTTTGAAGAAAAATACTTCTTTTTTATCCAGCACTTTCTCCGGACTAAGAAAACTCAATAACACGTATTTCTGGCCAGGGATCTCCGTGTCTTCATCCAAAAAGTCTTCTACTACGTTTGATGATTGTGCCATCTTCTACAGCATTTTGTTTGGTATGCTTTAAACTGATTTAGGGATTCAAACGAGTTATTTTCTTAGGATCAAATATAGAAATGATGGGCTACGGATTCGCTGAAATTGTTAACCGCGTTATTAAATATTTGATTGAGGGTCTCGTTATTGCCGCCGCCGCTATCTTTATTCCCAAGCGTGCTCTCCCCTTTGATGAGGTAGCTACCCTCGCCGTCCTCGCCGCTGTCGTATTCGCTGTCCTGGATGCCGTCAGCCCCAGCATGGGTGTTACTAGTAGACAAGGCGCCTCTCTCGGATTGGGCTTCAAACTCGTTGGCTTCCCCATGTAAATTCTACATTTAAATTCACCCATTTGTAAATGATTATTTTTCATAATGTAACGTTCTAAAAACTAATCATAGTACCCCTCCTGCCTCATTTCTTAAATTTCAGGGTTTTTCAGAGGATTC